ATCCACTTCGACATTTAAAGCAAACACCCTGCTTTCAAATAAACGCAAGTTTATTCCCGATCCGTTATTAACCAAACGCGATCTTAGAGAATTTAAAAAATTAGTAATTAAGGAAAAATAATGGCAAGAGTATCGCTTGACGCTGAACCTAGCATTGCTGTATTATCTCCAGAAGAGAATACATACAATGTTCAATTGATGAGAATCATGAACTGGTATTCTGCTGAGAAAGCAAAATCAGATGCTCGCAAATATATGCGAGATTATGTCAAAGCCAAGATGCCAAGTGAGCTAACAACATTTGACCAAGTAAAAGATGTTAACATTGTAAATACTTATGGTTGGATTTCTCGTATCATTATGCGTAATGGTAAAATTTCAGATAAGCATGTAAATAAACTAACGGGATATCTAAAAGATACGTTAGCTTCTACCATTTATATTCCAGAACCAGTACAACAAAAGGTTGTTGTATCTGCACCTAAGCCTTCAATCCAAGATGCAATGAAAGAAAAGATTTCAGAATATCTAGGTGAATTAGAAGGATCGTTTGATTCTGTAGTTAAGAACAAAGAAGACTTTTCGTTGTATAAAAATATGCAAGCGAATCAGATTCCAAAACCTTATGTAAATGATATTCAAGAATGGTGTAAAGGTAAACTTCGCGAATATATTCAAGTGTATGAAGGCAAGGATTCACAGCTTGTGGAAGGTTATTCTAACATCACAAAACGAGACGTAAAAAGTATTGTAAAAATGCTTGCGCAATTTATTGAAGACTGTGATAAATATTCAGAGTTCAAGAAAGCAAATCGTAAACCTCGAGCAGTTAAGGCAAAACCTGCGAGTGTTCAAGTTAAGAATCTCAAGTATAAAAAAGAAGATACTGATCTAGGTATTACTTCAGTTGATCCGGCAGAGGTTATAGGTGCGCAACAGGTATGGGTATTTAATAGTAAAACTCGTAAGTTGGCTCTATACAAAACAGATTCAGCTACAGGTATTTTTGTTAAAGGTTCAAGCTTTCAAAACTACGATCCAGAAATGGGTTGTCAGAAGACTTTGCGTAAACCTGCGGATCAGCTTAAAGATTTGATGGGGTCTACAAAAGTACAATTAAGAAAGTATATGGATGGTATCAGTTCTAAAGCAGCGCCTGCAAATGGTAGAATGAATACTGACACACTAATCCTTAGAGTTATTAAATAAGGTTTCAAATGGCTTTAAAATTATCGTATTGCCAATTAATTAAAATTGTTCTATCGCAGATTGGTGGTAGCCCGTTACAACAAGTTTATACCGAGTTATCTCAGGGTATGAACAAAATTTCTACTCGCGGTCTTATTCCTACTGAACTCGCGCAGCTTAAATCTTTTGTTGATCAAGTTACTACAACATTGAATGCCGTATCTGGCGAAGTAAATGCCATGCAACAAATGGCCAATCAGTTTTTCTACAATCCAGTGGGAACTGTTACAACTGAAACAATTGCACAAGTTAATTTGCGACTTGCTCAAATTACAGAAGATCTCGGTGCAGGCCCTGTAGCAATATCTGGCAATGAAGCTGAATTTGCTTATCTAAATAGTTTAAAAACAGAACTGACTAGTTTTAAAACTCATAGTGATAGATTATCCGGACAAGCAGATCCCGAAGATGGCAAACCATTTGGCGGATGCACACTTGCAGATTTGTTAGGAAATGGCTGTACTCCTGCAGGAAATGTACCGGATGTGGATTTACAAACACTTGTGGATGGATTTAAATCTGGCGCAATTATTAATACTGCAAAAGTTGCATTGACTCAAGCCGTTGCAACAAGTACCGGAGGTGCAGCACTTATTACTGCATTGGGAACTTTACAAACTACTGCTAACACGTTTAACACCACTGTAACTGGCAAAATTAATAAACTTGCAATTAAACAAGCAGTTGAGACATATGCAAACTTTATAGCATTTAATTTATTGTCGGGATGCAGTAGCACTTTATTAAATCAAACATTAAAACCTACTGTAAAGGAAGCAATTACTCCTTATGTTGAGTATTTACAAAAGCAACAACTCGAAGGCGCAGTAGATGGCATTACTGGAATTGCACCCTCAAATACCACACTAACTACTTAAACAGAAAGATATATTATGATCGTTGTTGATTACAGCCAAACGGCAATTTCAAACCTGATGGCAGAAATTGGCGGACGTAAAGACATTGAGATTCAAGTGCCGCTTTTGCGTCATATGATTTTAAACTCAATTCGAGGCTACAAACAAAAATTTGGCAAAGACTACGGACAGCTTGTTATTGCCATTGATAACCGTAACTATTGGAGGAGACAAGAATTCCAATATTATAAAGCAGGTCGCAAAAAAGCTCGTGAGGATTCTGGCTTAGATTGGAAAACAATCTTTGAAGCTCTAGATCTTATTCGCAATGAACTCGATAAATTCTTCCCATACAAAGTAGTTAATGTTGATGGAGCAGAAGCTGATGATGTAATTGCAGTATTAGCAGAGTGGTCTCAGACCAATGATTTTGCAGATGGCGGAGTTTTTAATGATGACCCAAAACCATTCTTAATTGTGTCTGGTGATCATGACTTTATTCAACTTCACAAATATAAAAATGTGAAACAATTTTCTCCTGTCCAAAAGAAATTTGTCAAGCCTGAAATCTCACCTACTCAATATATTTTTGAGCATACAATTAAAGGTGACAAAGGAGATGGCGTTCCCAATGTATTATCTGCAGACGATAGTATTGTTACAGGCGAAAGACAAAAACCTATTACAGCTAAGAAATTAGAAGCTTGGTACAAAGATAAAACAGCTATGCCAAATGATACAGATTTTATTCGTAATTTTTATCGCAATCAAAAATTGGTTGATTTTACCTGTATCCCAGAAGAGATAAAAGATGCCATTATAAATAATTACACAGGGCAACCTGATAAAAACAAGAGTATGCTTTTGAACTTTTTCATTGAGCATAAAATGAAGAATATGTTGGAATTAATTGAGGAGTTCTAATGCGAACAACTATACCACAAGTTTTCGAAGAAGTCGAAAAAACAAATGGCAAAGATAAAAAAATTGCTGTACTACGATCATACCACAGTCTGGTCTTAGAAGGAATACTTCAGATCAATTTTAACCCAGACGTTAAGCTAGATTTACCAGAAGGCGAACCTCCGTTTAAAAAGGATGAAAAAATTCCTGTAGGATATTCAGAAACAAATCTATTTTCAGAATTTAGACGCATGTACATTTGGCTACAACCAAATATCAATTTGACTAAGATGAAAAAAGAAGAATTATTCATTCAAATGCTTGAGGGTATTCACTGGACAGAATCTGAGGTAGTTTGTTTGGCAAAAGATAAAAAACTTGAAACTAGATATAAAACATTAACTGAAGATTTGGTTAGAGAAGCTTTTCCAAATATCCTTCCTCCACCTAAACCAAAGACAGTTGTAGATATTTTACCAGTTTCCAAGAAAGAACCAAAAGCAAAAAAAGCCGCAGTCTCTTTGAAAGATTGACTTGGTTCTTCAAACGAGACGAACCAGAACCAGAACCAGTCAAAAGCAATTGGTTAACTTCAGGTGATATACCAGATGATCCAAAATACGATAGTAGAAGCATAAATTATCACAAATACCGAGCATTTGACAAGTATTGAAAAAGATGTTATAATATAGTATGGGAGATTTAATATGACAATGCACATCGTTGGACCTTGGTTATCTACAAATGGTAAGAAAAAAGGCAAAGTTAAATTCAAAAGTGCAGAAGATGCACGTAATGCTAGAGCTCTTGCACAAGAGTGGTCTTCTATGAAAAAGAAATGGGGCGTTGAGATTGATGATGCAAAGCGCAAACGCGCAATGACTGCTGAGGTATATTCTCCTCCAGTTTCATCTAATCCTCGAGGAGTATTAAACAATATCCAAAGTTTAAATTCAAAAACAACTGGCGCAGTTTCTAGTAAACCGTCGCCTGTTTATACTGGTACTAAGGTGATAGGTATTGGTACAATGCACAAATCCAATGCTGTTCCCATCTTTAGTGATGATGAGGCAAAAGAAATTTCTACGATGAGGCGATAATGAGAAAAATAGTTTTAGTAACAGGTGGATTTGATCCTATACATTCTGGTCATATTGAATATTTTAAAGCTGCTAAAAAATCAGGCGACCTTTTAATTGTTGGTATTAATTCTGATGATTGGTTATCTCGCAAAAAAGGCGCACCGTTTATGCCTGAACGTGAACGGCATGCTATTGTTGAGAATTTAAGTATGGTTGATCGTGCAATTTTTTTTAATGATAGAGATGGATCTGCAAAACAAGCAATTCGTGATATACGAGCATTGTATCCTAGCGATCAAATTATTTTTGCTAACGGTGGTGATAGAACATTACATAATATTCCAGAGATGGATGTAAAAGATGATAACTTAGTTTTTAAGTTTGGTGTCGGTGGCGAAGATAAAAAGAATTCAAGTTCATGGATTCTTGAAGAATGGAAACATCCAAAGACCTCGCGTGTGTGGGGATATTATCGTGTCCTACATGAACAAGGTAAAGATGTTAAAGTTAAAGAATTAACTGTTGACCCAGGCAAATGCTTAAGTATGCAACGACATAAAGATCGTGGCGAGCATTGGTTTGTGGCAGAAGGAACAGCTACGGTTTATACATTAAATTGTAGTACAGATGTTGAACTAATTGGAACATTCAATAAATTTGAAAATCTCCATATTGGTAAAACAGAGTGGCATCAGCTTTGTAATGAAACTGAGTCACCATTGAAAATTGTCGAAATCCAGTATGGCGACAATTGTATTGAAGATGATATTGAAAGGAAATAAATTATGGCAGGCATTCCATCTAGCCCAGAAGATCGCAAAGCAATTTTAGATTGCATGAAAGAGTTATCCGCAAGTATGACTCGTGTTGAAGGTGAAAGAGATTTTCAACGTGAAGCAGTTAAAGACTTATGCGAAAAATTAGAACTTAGCAAAAAGACATTTCGTCGTATGGCAAAAGTATATCACAAACAGAACTTCAATAAAGAAATTGAAGAACACGAAGAATTTGAAGAGATGTATGAAACAATTACAAACTCTACACGGATGAATGCATAATATGAAAACTTTGTATATTTTAGAAGCTGAATGGCGAGATACTATTGGTCGTTGCAGAAATCAACATATTGTAGGAGTTTACGACGACATGTTGAAATTAGAAGAAGCCAAACAAAAGATTGAAAATACCCCACATAAGTATACAAGTATTACTTACAAAATCAATAACGAAACACGGCTATTTGCTTAAAAAATAAGCACTTTTATGCTTGACAGTAACCAAAAAAGATGTTATAATAAAGCATATAAAGAAAGGTTATTATGACAACGGTATATGACATTTTAGATCAACTCGCAGCTGACAATTCTCGTCTTGCTAAAGAAGCAATTTTAAATCAGAATAAAGGTAATGCTGATTTAAAAGAAGCATTTAGAATTGCGTTAGATCCGTTAATTAGTTATTATATTCGTAAAATTCCAGCATACACAAAACAAGCTAAAGGCAAAAAATCTTTAACTTGGGCTATGCAAGAACTCCTTAATGAATTCGCAACCCGCAATATTACGGGCAATGCTGCAATTGAACATCTAACCTTTGTATTGGAGTCAGTGAATGAAAAAGATGCCAGCGTTATTGAGCGCATTATCAAGCAAGACCTTCGTTGTGGAGTCAGCGAAGCTACCGCAAACAAAATCTGG